AGAATCTGATTGAGGAACTGTTAACAATAGAAAAAGATGGTAAGATAGTCTGTCAACCAACATTAATGTTAAATGGTGAAACACCTATTGTTACAGGGTTATCTTCAAATATACCTTTATATCTTAATGCAAAAAAAGATGGAGAAGTCAGAGCAAGAGATGAAGAAGGTAAATTCGTATCAGATGATATAACTACTGCAGACAATGAAGCATGGGAAAGTAAAGATGAAACTCCAAGTAGTTAGAACTCAGCTAGGAAAAGATGCAACCAACGGTTTATTGTTTATTGATGGTGTCTTTGAGTGTTATACATTAGAAGACCAGTATCAAGCAGTTAAAGTAATGCACGAGACCTGCATACCCGAAGGTAAATACGATATAGAGTTTAGAAAAACTGGTGGATTTCATGCTAAGTACAGTGATAGGTATAAAAATGCACATTATGGTATGTTGCATGTACAAAATGTACCTAATTTTACCTATATATTAATACATACTGGCAACACTGATGAGCATACATCAGGATGTCTTATCGTAGGTGAAACACAGCAAGATTTAGATGTATCTAAAGACGGTTTTATCGGTTCAAGTGCTGTGGCATACAAAAAAATGTATGCAAAAGTGGCTAATCAATTACTACAAGGCAAGAAAGTCACTATTGAATACATACTTATAAACGATTTGTTAGAAAATAAACCAATAGACAATAAAGCTAAAGACCATTTGATATTAGCAGGTACTGTTTATGACAAACTTCAAGAGATTAACGGAAATGTCATTAAGACTAATGCTATGATTAAAGGTAGATTAATAAACTAGGAGATATATATGAGTGAAGAACTCAAAGATATGTTAGAACGAGTTGCTTGGACTTTCGTTGAATCTTTTATTGGTGCGTTAACTATTGCACCTTTAGTAGGAGTTGAGGCTGAAACAATCCAGTTAGCTGCTTTATCAGGAGGAGCTGCTGCTCTTACTGTCATAAAGACTTACGCCAAAAAACAAATTGGTGGCAATTCACAATCAGTAAGTAAATAACTTAAAACGTGTAAATACCTCTTAAATCCTGTATACTAATATTGACAGGACTAGGAGGTATTATGCCGAAAAAGAAATACACATCTGAACAGTTAGGTAATAATTTCTATAAGACTGGGTGGCAACCTGGTGTGGAAATGGACAAAATAACTGGTAAAGGTGAAATCACACACGTTGGAACAGACCCAAACTACGAAAATCAATTTGATGAGATACTAAAAGAGTGGGGTTTTGACCCAAATAAATACGAAATTATAGGCACTGTAAAGGCTTCTTCGTGGAATACTCAGCTAAAAGGTGGTGAAACTACTACATTTTACGCATTTAAAGGCGTTGTACGAGAAAAAAGTCCAGGACATGACCTGTTTTTTCAAGAACTTTTCAAGAAAGCAGCTAAAAAACCACCAGTTAAGAAGGTTTACAAGGGAGGCGACACAGCTTTCCTTTTTTTTATGGCAGATTGGCAACTTGGAAAAGACGACTACGGAGTAACTAATACTATAAATAGATATGATGTTGCTTTGCAAGATGCAGTACAAAGAATAAAAGATTTGCGTAAAATCGGTGTAGAAATAGATGAAATTTATATTATAGGTTTAGGTGACCTTACAGAAAATTGTCAAGGCTTCTATGACTCACAAGCATTTAATATTTCTTTGTCAATGATTGAACAATATGCATTAGCAAGAAGTATGATGATGAAAACTGTAGATACTTTCTTACCACTTGCAGATAAAATTGTATTAGCAGGTGCTCCAGGTAATCATGGTGAGATGACTAGAAGTGGTAAAGGTAAAGTTATTACAAGTCGTTTAGATAACTCAGATACAATGCACTTACAGATATGTGATGAGATTATGTCTGCTAATAAAGAGAGATACAAGTCAGTAACAGTAGAAATTCCTGATGGGTTTCATCAAATTATGACCATTAAAAATATACCTTGTGCTTGGACTCATGGACACATGTCGGGTGGTGGTGGAAACGCAGAAGCTAAAATTGAGAGTTGGTGGAAAGGTCAGATGTATGGTTTTCTACCTGCAAAAGACGCACAAATTTTGATTACAGGTCACTATCACCATTTTAGAAGTAAAATGCAGGGAGATAGGACTTGGTTTCAATCACCAAGTTTAGATAAAAGTATTGATTTCACGGCTCGGACAGGTAACTGGTCCCATCCTGGTGTATTAACTTTTACTGTAAACAATAAAGGTTGGGATAACTTATCAATATTGTAATAAGTTAAACAGAATACATTTTATATTTAACAGTAAGTTCCTCACCTGCAGGTATAAATTTATCTGTAAATAAATAACGTTTTAAATCACCTTGTATTTCACAATTAGGTGTTTCACTATGGTTTATAAATCCACCAAGTGGTGTACGGAGTAAGTTATTATCTTCACCAAACCAGTGTGCGTGTGTCATACCTAGTTGTTGGTGTGGTTCTAAATCCTTTAAAGTAAACAGACCTAAACCTTCTATCTTACTTGGTTGTATAGTAAGGTAATCGGGTAAAGGTCTATACATTATTCTTCCTCTTTCTTATCGTCTTGTGACATGATAGCAATCATGTTTTCATTGTGGTCAATTACAAATCTATCAATTAATTTTGTAACTTTGTCTAACTTTGTAGTAATTAACATAGGTGTTTTTTCTACACGTTGTCCACCTAAAGAATTAGCTAACTCAATAGCCCATTTTTTTAGTTCTTTCTCCTCTGCAAATACATTGGGTTGTTTTGGTTTACTCATTAAAAACCACCTTTCATTGTTAGTTCTTTCTCTTTAGCAGTCCTTATGACTGCATTACAAGTTATTTCTTTATGCAAGTAAGGGTTATTATCATCTCTTAACTTTATTCTTTTTATACAAAAGTCATTGCCATCCATATCTATAGCATAAGTTAAGTGTTTTTGTATTGTGCATACACCAGTTTCGCTTTTCTTACATCTTCTGTCATGTTGTGCAGGTTGGTCAAAGTCATAATCGGGAAATCTTATCTTTAATCTATTGACCAGTTTCTCCACATTGATGTTTGCTCCCTCTAAATCGTCCATTACAACCACTCACTAGGGCAATCTGTATCTCCCCAACCAGTCCATCCACAACCATCATTTTCTTTGTAATTGTTACAGCTCCAACTTGGTATCTTGCCATATTTATCAGGGTCGTCTTTCTTTTTCTTTCTATTGTCTTCTATGTACTCAGACTTGCCACACTCAGGACAATTTCTTGTGTTATCTTTTACTTCACCAAACACATCCTCAACTATTGATTTGTTTGCATTACCTGATAGTTTCTCAAACACATCTAAGAATGTACTCATTTGTTTGTCGTCCCAATCTTCTACTTCTTCGGGTAATTTATGCTCACTTACACACTGGACATAGGCTTCTTTTTGGTATTCAACAAGTTTTTTCTCATCACTCACCATGCCAACCATAATTACTTTTAGTTGGTCTGCTACGTTTTTAGTCTTTGGCTCTGCAACCATTTCATTAGCAACTTTCTCCATAGCTTTAATTTGTTCAGCAGTAGGTTTGTTCTCTGCTTTACGCATATCAACCTTAGTAACTTCTACTCTGTCTTCATTATTACCAACCTTAGACATCTCTTCTCTGCTTGGTCTTGGTGCTTTGTTACCTTGATAGTTCCAATTAGCTAACGCTCTACCTATCGCACTTGTTTCACAGTTCTCTACCCATGCATCTTTGTTAGCGAAGCCACCTTGTCCTTTAGTTTCTTGTGCTAAACCAGTAGTTACTGGTCTTGCATCTACTTCCATTTTGTATATCTCAGCTCTTACAGTTACGCAAGTACCATCATCAGTCATGTGTACTATTTCCGTATGTATTCTTGCTTTTGGGTTTTCTTTCCAAAATACTTTAAGTCTGTCTTCTACTGTTTCGTAATTATCTAAATTAAAATTAGGCATTTTGTCCCTCCAATATCTTGTACACTCTCTGCCTTGATATACCAAAAAGTTTTGCAATCTTAATAATAGATAATTCTTTGCTCATCTCTTTCATGGTTACATATCTTGTTTTCATGTACACTTCCGTCTGCTCTTTCAATCGTTGTTCTTCATTAAGTAACGAAGAAACAGCGTTTGTCCATTTATCTCCCATAATCTCCCTCATCTATGCTTCTTAATATTGCCGAATTACTTTGTTTTCCGACAAACATCTCTGTTTTTAGCTCATCATATGTGCAAACAAGTTCATGGTAATGTTTTTTACCAATCTTAATCGTTTTTATCTCCCACATATCCTCTCTTAAATTAAATATGACTGCCGATATTCTTGGAATACCAAAATCATAAACAAATTCGCTAGTGCTAATCATCTTGTTATCACTATCTCTTGCTGTTTTAAGCAACCATGCAACTAAAAGTTTTTGGTTCTTAAAAACAGGTACGGCTTTCTCTCTAAAGTATTTGTAATCCATTATTCTCCCTCTCCTCTAAACATATCATTAAAACATTCGGGGTGTGTTCCTGTCATTAACTGCTCCCTGTCTGCTCTGTTATGATTTGGGAATATATCCTGTATCAACCTGCGTAAATGTCTTGGTGTTTCAGTAAACTCTCTGTATTTTTTACTATCTACAAAGAGTTTTCCTGTATTTCCACAATGCATACAACTTGGTGTTGTAACGAGTATTGTTTTACCAAACATTACAACACGCCATTATGATTAATCCAACGTGTAATGTGCTTTGCAATACGCTTTGCACCTCTCTCGTTGGGCTCAATCTCGTTGTAGTAACACTTAACCGACATAAAGTTTCTAGTATCAAGTACATCAAAACTTTGTCCTAAGTTTGTGTTCGGATAACTGTTTAACCTGTTAGCTAAACTGTATAATCTATCGTTCCACATAGACACTATTGCAAGTGAAGAGTTATCAACACTATTAAATCGTGTAGGATTATAAGCTAAGTTACCATTGTAACAAGTAACCAATAAGAACTTTCTACCTGTCCTGCGTAAGTTATTTAACATAGTTTCGTATGCGTACATAAACTTATCAAGCTCTGAGTTCATAAGTCCCATAGTTATGTTTGTGTCATCAGTTACACCTAACAAAGGCATACTTGCTAACAAGTCATTACCACCTGCACTAATTACTACTGCATCTGATTTATCATTGACTTTGTTTGTATCAACACAATCATAAATTGTATATCCGTCTATTGACTGGTCATTGAAATTGATACGCTTGTTATCAAAACTATCAATGACATAATCAACAGTAGATTTACCTGTCTTGGTATATGCTTTATTATCTAAAACACTATCGCCAATAAATGATACAACTGCTTCGTTGTTTACTTTATTTTTAGTTAACCATGATTTGTTATAAGTAGTTTTTGGTGTTTCTTGGTATGTATTATTTTCAAATACAGTTTGAGAAACATTTACATCATTTTCATTAATGTACCAATCATTACCAATGACATCAAAGTCATCTATACCTTTTGACATTTTGTCCTTTCCGTTTGTAACTATCTATTGTAACACATTGTCATTATATATTTACATTGATTTTGTGAATTTTTATAGATAGCTTGTAACACACCTCAAAACTTATCCAATAAGTTTCTTTATATGAAATGTATTACAAGCTACCTACTGACTATCGTGATAAGACCCGTTGCAAATCTATTTCCCTTATCAAAGGTGTGGTTAATTACGCCACATTATCCGAGTATCTTATGCCTCACGACATAATATCTAGTCAACTGTAAGTGGTACAGAATGGAATTAATCTTTTTATCTGTACTTTTTATCTAGCTAACATTTCTGCACTAGACTTCCAACCACCTTACATAGATAGCTTGTAACACACAAAACTTTAACGTCCTACTTCCCATTGGGCAAGGGCTTGAATTATATGCTACAAGCTACCTACTTATTAGTACGAAACAAAGGGCTATAAGTTCGTAGTAAGTAGCTTTTAATCAATCTAACATAGTTGTAATTATATGTTGTCTTTTTATAATATTTCTTTCTCCTGTATTTGTTTAGCCATTGCTCTCTCTCTCTTTCAATATTCTTAATCTTGCAGGTATCACAACCTCATAATTACAATCATCACAACAGCTTCCACTTTGGTAAACGGGTGCAGGGTTGTTTGTATATTGTTCCTCTATCAGTAGTTGACAGATAACACAAAAGAATATTTCTATGTGTCTGTATTCGTTTAACTTCGGCATGATTTCCTTTCTTTGACTACATAACAATAACACAGTCTAAAAGAAAAGACAATATTACTTTACATATAATTCTATTTATGATATCGTTAGATAGTTAGTTATGAAAGGATTAATAAATGCAATACGTAATAGTAAATGTAAGTGATGGCAGGAGCATAAAGTTTCCGTCAGTTGAAAAGCTAGATGAATTCGTTTTAGCTTGTACTCATCTTACGGATATAAATATTCACACAGATGAGAATTATCACATTGAGAAATTCGTTCCAATCGAGGTGTCACAATGAGCAAACAAGGTCATAGTGAAGAGCAGATAGAGAGAAAACTAGATGCTATTAAAAGTTATGAAAGTTATCAAGCAGATTTGTTAGCTAAGAAACAATCTCTTGTTGCGTGGCGTGTTAGCGTGCAGGATGATAGAACTAAAGTTTACCTTAAATCTAAGTTGCAGTTGCTTGACAATAACTTTGATATGGCAAGTAATCAAATACAGATTTTAGAGTGTGAGCTAATCATTGACAAGTTAAGGAAAGACAACTACAAAATTAAGTTAGGTTACGGAAATGAATTGGTTACAGATATAGAGTAATAATCAACTAACGCACAATCGCCACTTGCAGGAAGTACAAAATGGTGTCACTTCTTGTTGGTGGCTTTTGTGTTTGTCAGGTAATCTTGGTCAGGAACTTAGTCAGAAGTATTAGTTTAACTAAGCATCCCTAGTATTAAATCAAAACGGGTACATAATCTAGTGTATCGTACACACAAACACACAATATATAGTATGTTGCAACAATAATGAATTAGTCTGTAACTTCGGTAAAACACAAATACGCAATGAAGGATAGTGGGCAGGGTTAAATCGGCGTGGGCGTCTATATGTATGTACTATCCCTTAGAAATATGCTGTTAAGTATGGTACTAGATGTAGTGGTACTATATGTAGTAGGGTACCTTACTGCTAGTAAAAGAGAGGTGTTATTTAAAGTAAGTACATCTAAACAATGAGATAGGTGGTGCTTACCCTGTGTCATCCCTCCCAAACCGATAACAAACCATTTAATGACTTATTGTAATATATGAAGTAATGGGCTTTAACCCCAGTTAACATGGACCTGCTAGTCCACTTTATTGATGTAGTTATAGTCGAAAGCTCTTTTCTAAAAGCAGGAAGTTCTTTCTGATTGTCTTCCAATGTACCATAGAAATAAACACATTACAAGTCATTGCTATTTCTTACTGTTTTGGTAGACTTATTGTGGCTAGTAGTCTTTATCTGTTAGCCTCCTTTCTGACAAGTAGACTGTAAATCCCTCACGCAAGTGAGGGTGTGTCTAAAGTTATATAGAAAATTTTTTTTTTTTACCTCCCTAAAAATAACCAAGCAGTATAGTAGAAATTACAATAAAATAACAGTTAGGACCAACTGTACGTACAAGACCCTTTCATGCCCGAGAGGGTTTTGTGGTATCGTGACCTCATATGATTATTAAAGACTGCAAAGTTTGTAATAGAGCATTGAAATTCTATAAGAGTTACAAGTTATGTGCTAACCTAGGTTGTACAGAGTACAATAAAAAACTAAGGAGATATGATGCCAGTAGGCAAAAAAGGAAAAAAGAAAAAATACAGTGCCAAGAGGAAGAGTAAACGAGGCATGTATTAATGGCTGCTAAAAAAGGTTTGTATCACAATATGAACAAAAGAAAAAAAGCAGGTACAAGTAGGTCAAAGAAAAACTCTACTATCTCACCTAAAGCGTATGCCAATATGAAAAAAGGTTTTCCTAAAAAGAAAAAATGAAAGTATTTAAAGCAAACGGTCAAGAGTATAAAGGCGCACACCATAAAATGCCTAATGGACAAATCCATTCAGGTAAAAAACATACTAAAAATAGTAAGCGTTTGTATAAAACTAAAAGAAAATAATGGCAACATACCAAGGTAAATCAGTTAAGCTAAACTCGCCTTCTTCTATAGGTAAAGGTGAACCTGGGTATGGACGTAAAAAATCTAAAGTGTATGTCAAAAAAGGAGACAAAGTGGTTAAGGTAATGTTTGGAGACCCGAACATGGCTATAAGAAAAAACAATCCTGAAGCTCGTAAATCATTTAGAGCTCGACATAAATGCGACACAGCAACAGATAAGACCACAGCAAGATACTGGTCTTGTAAGGCATGGTAGAAAAAAAACTTTGTTATGCAGGTGGATGCCATAGACCTTTACCACCAAAAGCAAAAAAGTATTGTTCTAAACGTTGTTACAACAGAATTAATATGCAAAAGAAACGTGCTCGTAAAGCAGGTGTCGAATGGACACAAGAGGACGATGTACTAGAGATACCTAGTCAAAAAACAAATGTACAGTCTAGACGTGGCAAAGTATATAACGATATAGTCGAATCAGGTTTAGCAGCAGAAATACATAACAAAAAAAATACTATAACAGCAGTTGCAGATATATTAGGCACAACAGTAGGTGCAGTATCTATGGCATACTCTGCTTATGTAGAAGATATGAAAACAGATTTAGATAAAGAAACATGGTCTATACCACAGGTAGCAGAAAAAACATTAGAAGACTTTGATTATTTTAGAGATAGGTATTTCCAAACAGAACAAGGTATACCATACGAAACACCTGACTTTCACAAAAAATGGATTGCATCAATTATGGATGCTATAGAAAACGGTACACAACACATGATACTATCTCCACCACGACACGGTAAGACAGATTTGTTAATACATTTTGCAGTATGGTTAATTTGTAAAAATCCAAACATACGTATTTTATGGGTAGGTGGTAACGAAGAGATAGCTAAAAACGCTATTAGTTCTGTATTAGACCAACTAGAAAGTAACGAATTATTAATAGAAGAGATATGTGGACCAGGAGCAAAATTTAAACCTACATCACGTACAGGTAAAGCATGGTCACAAAGTGGATTTACAGTAGGCACTAGAACAGTAACTGGTATCAAGAGTCCGACAATGGTAGGACTAGGACGTGGTGGTAAAATTCTATCACGTGACTGTGACATAATTATTGCTGATGACATTGAGGACCACACATCTACAATGCAACCTGCATCTAGAGAAAATACAAGAAGTTGGTGGACAACAACATTGTCAAGTCGTAAAGAGGAACATACAGCAATGGTTGTAATTGGCTCTAGGCAACACTATGACGATTTGTATTCACATTTGTTAGATAACGAATCTTGGAGCACAACTGTAGAACAAGCACATGATATAGAATGTACGTTACCTGAAGATGTAGACGACCATAGTAAATGTATGTTATGGGCTAGTAAACGTACACACAAATGGTTAATGGATAGAAAACGTGCAGCCGAAACTACAGGTGGTAGAGCTATATACGAAATGGTATATCTTAATGTAGCTATGCCTGAAGGATTGTCTTTATTTGACCGAGTAGAAATAGAAGCATGTAGAGACCAAGGTAGAGATATTGGGCAGGTACCTCCAGGAACAAGATTGATTGCAGGACTTGACCCTGCCTCTACTGGGTATCAAGCTGCTTTTTTATGGGCATACAATCCTGAAACAAACATAATGCACATGGTAGATATGAATAATCATCTAGGTGGTGGTATTCCTGAAGCACTCAAAATAATTAAAGAATGGTGGATGAAATATAATTTAGCACATTGGGTTATTGAGGAAAACGGATTTCAAAAAGCAATTAGACAAGACCCTAGCATAAAAGACTTTGCATCAGGTCATGGTATATTTTTAGAGGGACATGAAACATACAAAAATAAATTTGACCCTATGTTTGGTGTAACTGCTATGAGACCACTATTTGCAGATAAATTAATTTCTTTGCCATATCTTGGCTTTGAAGCCCAAGAAAAGGTAAACTTATATACAAGCCAGTTGGTTTATTTTAGTTCTGCTAAGAACAAGAGTAAATCTATAGGAACAAAAACAGACATAGTTATGGCTAGTTGGTTTCCAATGAAATCAATTAGACGTATGCAAAAAGAACGGTACGCTGCAATGGGATATGATTATAATCCTAGCTTTTCAGGGTACGAACCTAGTAGTATGGATTTAGATAATTGGAGATAAATGCCTTTAAACAATGATGAGATTTATGACAGGATAGATTACCTAAGAAGCATCAATCAAGAAAACGCAATAGACAGGTCTCGTATTAGAGACATTATGAATGGTGGAGAAGCTGCAGTTACAGCACTGCTTGGTAAAAGCGTAGATGTAGAGTACCACGAACTACCTGCACCTAACTTGTTTTTAACTGCACTAGAAAGATTTGCACAAAAAATAGGTAGAGCTCCTGATTTAAAAGTAGATATAGTTAATGAAAAAGATTCACAACGTGCAAAAAAGAAATCTGAAAAGATAGAACGTATTGTTGGTGCGTATGATGGTTTTCAAAAACTACACATGCAATTACCACAAGTAGGTAGATGGTTACCAGGGTACGGTTTTGTTGTATGGGTTATAAATCATCAAAAAGATAAAGATGGTAATCCATATCCACAAGCACAACTAAGAGACCCTTTTACTTGTTATCCAGGAATGTTTGGTAACGACCAACAACCTGAAGAACTAGCTATTATATCTCGTGTCCCACATGACACATTAGCTAAACAATATCCAAACGCTAAAAAATACATTTACGAAAAAGATGAAGAAGGTCAAATAGACCCGTATTCAGTTTTATTACAAACCAATCAAAATAGTGGTAGTTGGGCTAATACAACTGGTTATGGAAAAGTAGTAGTTGAGTATATGAATACAGAAGGCACGTATGTGTATCTACCTGAAAATAGAAAAACTATAGACTTTATGCCTAACCCATTAAAGTCAGGACCATGTTTCGTAGTAGCTAAACGATATTCGTTTGACCAACTACAAAGCCAGTTCCAACACATAACAGGACTTATGGCTAACATGGCAAAAATAAATATTCTTGGAACTATTGCAATGGAAGATGCAGTATTTACAGAAACAAATATTGTTGGAGAAATAGAATCAGGTAAATACCGTAAAGGTAGATTTGCCGTAAACTATTTAGCTCCAGGTTCTCAGGTGTCTAAGCCAGTCAATAATCTACCATATCAATTATTTCAACAAGTAGATAGACTTGAAAGACATCTAAGACTTGGTGCATCTTATCCAGTATCTGATGATGGACAATCGCCTAATAGTTTTGTTACTGGTAGAGGATTAGAGGAACTAGGTACATCAGCATCATTGCATGTTAGAGAATACCAAGGCATACTATCCGAAGCATTACAAGAAGTAGATGCAAAACGTTTAGAGTATGATGAGGCAATGTTTCCTGGTGTAAGAAAACCTATAGCAGGTTTACACAAAGGTACAGCATATAAAGAATCATATACACCACAAACAGATATCAAAGAAATGTATACAACAAGACGTGTGTATGGAGTAATGGCAGGATTTGATGAGCCACAAAAAATAATTACAGGGTTGCAATTAAAACAACAAGGCATCATTGATACACAAACATTACAAGAAAATATGGATGGCTTAGAAAACATAACTAAGATACAACAAAGAATACATGCTGAAAAAGCAGAGACTGTATTGTTTGAATCTCTTATGGCACAAGCTGCAGAAGGTAATCAGAAAGCAACTATTGCTGCTATAGAGATAAGAAAAAATCCACAAAAAATGTCAGAGATATTAGATAAATATTATACAGCAGAAGGCGATGAACCAAGCGAAGAAGAATTATTAGCTATGGGTCTTGGTGGTCCACAAATTCCACCAGGTCCAGGAGGTGCGTTACCAGGAATTGAACAAGTATTAGGTGCTGTTGGACAACAAGGTCCACCACCAGGAGGTCCTCTTGGGTAACGAAGAGATATTAAAAAAGTTTTTCGATATAATTAATGCAGAGGATTGGGAAGAAGATGTGGTTTATACAGGTGTCAAAGAACAAGCACCTACTTTATTAAGAGATATTATAATACCAACACCTCACCCATATTTTTTTATACATTTACAAGTAGGTATGGAATATAACCCTGAATTAGGAGATGACTTATATGGGTAATGGTAAATACAATAGAGGTAGAAAAAGTAGTGCTTTAAACGAAGCTACTGATTTAACAGGTGGTGGTGCTTATGCAGATATTGTTGTACCTCCACAAACAGAAGGTGATTCGTTTGGACAAACAGCAGCTTTACAAGAACAAGTAGATGCAGTAAATCCTATGACACAAGCAGTTGTTGATACTGGTGGTATGCCTAGAGCACCAAGAGGTCCAATAAATTTAGGAGCACCAACTAACAATATAAACGAACCAATACAATCAGGTATTCCTATGGGTCCAGGAGATAATGGAACACAACCTATGCCAACAAGCACAATAAATAATTTTCTTATTGCTGCTAAAAGAAATTTTAATGACCCTATATTTGATGAACTATTAGAAGCAGACACAGAGTTTTAACATGGGATTCAGACCGAATTTCTTTGTTCCTAACGAAGCTAAAGAAGGTTTAGCTGCTAACTCGTCTGCAAACCTAGATGAAATAAAAAACTTTGAAAGAGCTATATCACCTGAATTAGCTAAAAACATGGCAAACATAAGTAGGACTTATCCTACGCTAGACAAACGATTAGTTGTATATTCTGCGTTGTCAGGTATAGAACCTGATGATGGTGTATTGCTTGACTTGTCACAAAGACAACAAAAAGCTATGGAGAAGAAACAAAGAATAATGGTTAATCCTAAAGTAAACTTTTTAAAAAGAGGTACTCAGTTAGGTTTTTTAGCTATGGACTCTGCATTTCAAAAAGTATCTAAAAACTTTAAATCTACTGTAGTTGCTGCACAAGAAACAGACACTTCTATTGGTAAAGCAGTATTAGGTAATGTCGCAGCAGGTCTTTTACCTGGAGAACAATTAACAGAATCTATGCGAAAAAATACTTTAGGTAAAGATTTTAATCAAGCCTATGACGAAACAAAAGAAGCGTATGGTCCTACAGAATTTAGTAGAGCTATGACTGAAATACAAAACAATAAACCATTAAATTTGGGTGCAGGTATTTTACCTAATTCAATTTCTTTACAAGATACAGAAGTATACAATAAACAAATTAAATTAGGTAAGTCACCTACAGAGGCTTACGAAGCTGCAAAAAAAATATATGGAGCACCTGTAACAGAAGATTTTGAAAGAGATGAATATCAATTTGAATACACAACTAAAACTGGAGAAAGTATACCTATATCTCCTGGTCGTGTAGTTGCAGCACAGTTCTCACAAGAGGGCGATATTAGTTATGCTTTAGCAAGTACAATTATTGACGGTGCATTTAGATTAGGTGCAGACCCTATAAACTTATTATTAGGTTATGGTGCAGGTGTCAAAACTGCTGCACAAAAAGTAGTATCTGCTACAGAAGTTGCATCATACGTAGATGACGCAGCGTTTATGACAAGAGCTTTAAAAACATTTAAACCTGGTAAAAAAGGTAAAGAAGCTAGACGTTTAACATTTGGTAAATCTGCAGAACAGATAATGGATAGTAAATGGGGAGATAAGTTTGTAGATGCATTAGTACAAAATAGTTCTGTAGCTCGTTTAAAAGATATACCTACATTTAGTAAAGTAGATACGCAAGTTTTAAATCTTTTAGCACAAGTTAAAGATAAAAGTTCTATGAAAGAAATTGTTAAAACATTATTAAAAAATGGAGATTTATCTGACCTTATGGTTGCACCTTATTCAGGAGCATTTATAGGAAAAGAACTAGCTGAACTAGCATCTACAACACCAATAACAAAATTACCTATGAGACAAAATGTAGTAGGAGATATGGCTAATCAATTAGCTATGAAATTCGCAGGTAACTCTATAGATATAGCACCACTTAGAAATACTGTAGGTGCATTACTTGGAAAAATGAAAGATGACCAGTTCAGAGGTGTTATAGGTTTAGGTGGTAGTTTAAGAAATGCATTACCACAAAGAGTATCTCGTTTGTTTGACTTAGCTCCAGGGAGAATGGCTGCTATAAATCACATACAAGAAACAATAGAAAACATAGATGGTTTAGTTAAAACACTTGGAGAAAATAATAAAACTAGAGATTATTTTATAAGAGAGTTACTTAATGCACAAACACAAGAAGACATTGTTAAAGTTGTAAAACAAGTTAATAAAAGAATAGAAAAAAAAGTTATAGCAGATAATCCTGATTTACAAGGTGAAGACCAATTAGTTTCTGAAGTAATGAAATTTTTTAATAATGAAATATCTGAAAAAAGAAAATACTTTTATGATGAAGATGGTTTACCACAAGCATTTCCTGGCACAAAATATAGATATAAACCACAAGAAGTAAATGCTGAAACAGGTGAAATAATAACTGCTAAAACAGAAGCTGTGCCAACTGCTTTTTCAATGGGACAGTTTGCAGACAACTTTACACCATTAGTTGATTACAAAGAGTTAAGTAGGTCATTAGCTTCTTTTAGAAGAATAGTTGGTCCAAAGAATAGTGGATTAAAAAAAATTATATCTACTACATGGTCAGACCCTTCTAGAGGTATTGGTGAAAAAATATTACAACAAGCAAAAATACCTACAAGAGGATTAAAACAAAACTATAGAAGAAAGAAAACTACATTAGCACCAACGTCATGGTTAGAGTACATGTATTCAGATTTCATAATGCAAAGAGGTTTAAAACCTATGTGGATGTTGCGTGGTGCTTTGGCTTTACGTGTACCACCTGAAGAAGCTGTAAGAACTGCATTTTATGGTGGACCTAATGTATTTACACATCCTTTGTTGTTAGCTTCTTTAAAATCTAATGTTAGAAAAGGTGACCCATTAAACATACAATTAACTGGTAGCTTAGGAGAACAATTATTTTCTACAAGAATAGCTGCAGATGAAATAGATTCTGTTGCTGAACTCGTAGGAACTAAAGAATTACAAGATGGTATAAACTCTATTGATTACAACAAAATACAACAGATTATAAAAACTATGCGTTTAAATACAAATGCATCAGGACAAGTAGGCGATTCGTTTATAGCCAATATTTTAAATGGTGGTGATGCAACAGACTTTGCATTTGATGAAATTACAGGACAATTAAAAGAATTAGGAAAACAAAAAGTAGGAAATACTAATACTTTTGGTAGTTCGTTGTTACGTGAAGATATACCTCCACAAAAATTGCCTTTTGCAAATTTAAGTGAAATACCTTTCTCATCTATATCTGTTGTTCCTAATAAAAAATATAAACAAATTGTTGTATATAACAACAAAGAAGAACTTGTTAGAGAGTTAAGGAACTATGCAGACAATCCTTCTATTAGAGAACAACTTAAAAAATTAAATCACGGTATATCTGTAGAACTTAAAAATAATGCTGCAATATTTGATGTAACAGTGCATATAGGAAAAATGAATGATATAACTACTCTTAAAGATGCAGATACTGTATTAAAAAATGCATTAAGTATTGCTATAAAATCACATCAACCAAAAATACATATTAGAAAAGAATTGTATAGTCTATTACCTGAAACACATCCTATTGCAAAAATTGCAAAAGAATATCCTGATGGTTATGAAATACCTGTATACGCACAACCCGACCCACGTATAGATAATGTTGATATAGATTCACCAGTTATTAAAGAAACTATGGAATATTTGTTTGATAGTAATTTTCAAACTGCTAAAAAAATTGTAAACAAAAAAGGTGGTTATGCACAAGCTGCACCATCAGGTTCATTTTTTAATACAGACAGTTACTATCAATCAACTATGTCAGAACAATCTATAATGAAAGCATTAAAACCTACGGGCAAACAACTTAAAGCTGCTGAAAACGAATACATTATGGTTCCTAAATATACACCTAGAGGTGAAATAAATGAACAATGGTGGAGAGGATGGATTCACGATATGATTAATAAATCAAGTGACCCTGTTTTTGTAACTGTAGCTAGAGACGGTGCAGATAAAGCATTACAATTTTTTACAGAAAATACAGCAGGTAAAAGTTATATATCTGAATTTATAGCACGAAGTGATGACCCTTCAATAAGAAGTATTTTAAAAAATAAAGATGAATTATCTAAATATTTAAAATCTGTTGAATATGAAATTGGTAGATTACAAGGTAATAAAACAAGAAAAATATTTAGAGAGGGACAAGAAATTACAGAAAAACAAGCTAGAGAAATTATATTTGATGGGGAACGTATAGTATATCCTGATTATGAAGTTGACCTATCTGTAGGTGCAGCTAAAGTAAAAGAATTTATAGCTAATGGTGGTTTTGTTGATGGAGAAGATTGGGTAGAATTATCACAAAAATATGCTGTATTATCAGCTAAAACTGAAAAATACTTTGGTGATTTTTACAATAAAATAAAACAAGTATTTGATGAAGATATTAGAAAATTAAATCTAGGTCCACTTGAACAAGCGTTTAACAACAATCCTAATTTAACTGCATCAGGTGCTGTATCACAAACAGCATTAAATAAATGGGACGAAGTATTAGGAACTGGTTATAGCTTGTTGTTAGCTAAACCATCTGATTACCTAAACCGTGACCCATTGTTTAGATGGTCTTTTTATACATTAGCTGAAGATATTATGCCATTTATGACAGACAATGTAAAAAAACAATTTATAGTAGGAGCAAAACCTTGGATTGATAAAAGTCCTTTATATAAAAATTTATTAAAAAAATCTAAATTACCTGCAGGAGAAAACAGTATTACTTCATTAGAACAAGCCGAATCTTTACTTAAATATAAAGCTATGGATGAAGTAAAAAACTTATTATACGCTAGTTCTGACAGACATGTCTTTTCTGATGTGTTATCTTCTTATGTACCATTTCCTGAGATATGGGGTGAAGTTATAAAAACTTGGGGTAAGTTGTTAGCAGACAATCCACAAAAATTTAACAGAACACGTATTGGTGTAGATAGAGGTAAAGAAGCAAAACCTTGGGACACAGAGAATGCATTTTTTACATCTGACCCTGTAACAGGAGAATTGTTATTTAATTACGTAGATGTTATGAATGTTATGACATTTGGTTTAACTGCTATACCTGGTGCTTTAGGTTTTTCACCTATACAAAGTGCTATGTTGGGTGAGGATTTAAGAGATGAAGGTGTAAGAGTAAAACCTTATGGTTTCTTAGAAGGTCTTAACTTAATAGCTGCTAATGGTTTTTCACCTGGTTTTGGTCCTAATGTAACTATGCCTTTCTCAACAATACAAAAAATTGGAACAGCACCTAAATATTTAAATGATTTTATATTAGGTAACTTTAACGAACCTGGACAAGGTGTAAACCCTGTCAATGAAT